CTCCCACTTCTCTCGGTTGTGTCTGTCCAGAGTCCTCTTCCAGTCCTTGATGATGTGCGCTGCGGCGGCTGAGCGATTGCCGCTGTGCTGTTGCTTTATCTTATCCAGTATGATGATCACTTCATGAGGTAAAGTCATGCATACAGTCGTGACATATGTGCCAGATTCTTGCTTTCTGCGTACCATATGGCGACCCAGCAAGCCCCTACTAATAATATTATCGGAGAATGAATGGTGCATAAGTTGAAGGACAGAACCCCCTATTCCGCTTCGCTTGCGGTGCTGCGTGGCCTCTTAGCAGCAGGGTTGGGATAGGCAGCAAGCGAGGACACGTAAGGGGATTATCCTACTTGCTAGAATACCGCGCCACCATTGATCGTGCGGTATTCTAATCTAAAGTGCATTAAGTGAACTTTATACACCGACCACGCATCAGCGGAGGCATGGCAACAAGCAAGACAGGCAGTTTTTGGTTGACTGAGGCGGTTAACATTGATACTGTGAACACTCTGGTACAGGGGACGATTGATTTAGGAGCCTATGTCGATGTGGGCGATCAACAGGCCATAGCGATTGAGTCAGTGGACTTTGTAACTCAAGTCTATGATACCGCAACCAATTCTTACTTCAATTCGTTCACTGGATCAGTAGGAGGAGCGGATCAGTTCGAAGTCGACTTCCAACTCTCCGATCTAAACCCCGGAACCACCCTGATTAGTGCTGATGATAATGCTCTAATTGCTTCAGGCGCACTGCTCTTTGACTCAGCGACAAATAACCAGAGTGTGGGTTCTGACTTTTACCCCGATTCGTTTGGCAAGTTGTCCGAATCAAGAATGATTGTGAACGACTCTCTCTATCTCGTTGGCGGCCCCGCAGGAACAATGACTCTAACGGCCAACCATGAAATCCAAATTTGCGCTCGAATAAAATGCCGAATAGTCAAACTCTCAACAAAGGACTGGATGGCCATAGCGATTCAGAGTACGGCGAGTGACAACTGAGGGCTTCCAATGGAGGCTCTTTCCGATTCAGCAGCCGTGGCTCTTTGTGGATTAGCCCAGAAGGCGCTCGAAGAGAAGGGAGTGGATCCTCTCCTCGCCGCTGCATTTGCTGAGCGAGCATGTCGCCCCCTGGTGCGCCGCGGTGTTCGAACAGCGGGACGCGCCGTTCGAACAGCAGGAGGGAAGGTCAAGCGTAAGGCATCAGCCTACAATAAGAAGTACGCCAAAGCCTACAAGGCACTGAAGAAGAAGCATCCCCGAACACCGTTCGCCACTCTGGCTAAGAAGGCTCATGCAAAGGCAAAGAGGATGAAGTGAATGGTTAACCCTAAGGAAAGACTTCTGAGGAAGTTAATCGAACCTTGTAAAATAACTGTTGATGGTTCTTCCTATACTGTTAACGAGGAGACAGGAGGAGGATGGCAATTAGTAGAAGCCACTGACTCTTTAGGGAATCCGACTCACTGGGCAGTCTGGCGAGGTTACTTCGATCTATCTGGTGTAGTCGAGGGACAGGAGACTTTGTTCACTATCAATCCTTCATTTCAAGAAGCCTGTGATTATGACTATATTACAACTCGAGTTACGGGAGCGCTTCAAATCTGGGACATGATAACTCAAGAGTACATTACCGACGACTCCTTCGATGGTGTTTTATCATTAAGCGGGAATTGGATCCCTCCCGGAATGATGGCTTCGGGTGTCTCCCCGGACACTGGAGCACCTTACGAATTGGAGGATGTCCACTACGGTCGAGCACGAACTTTTCAATATGGGCCTCAAACTACTTTTGGGACTTCACCCTTCCATCCAATGCTAACTCGAACGAGCAGTTGGGGAGTGGGTTCTGCCACTGCTGGATCTAAGTTGTATATCACTCGCGCAGTGCATCTAACGAGTGCATGGGCTCCGGACATCCTAAACACTGGTACCATTCCTGCTACCGCGGTTGTTATCCCCGCGGTTATCGTCAAAGAGCCAGACCTGCATTACATAGAGAGACTTCGACGCTCATATGTAGTCCAACCGACGGTTGATTGATATGGCTAAGAAGGATGAGGATGAATTAATTCTCCTGTGGCTGCATGCCATTGAGAACAAACTTCCTTTCACTCCCAGCAGAGGGAAAAGAAAAAAGCAATTGGCCGGAATTCAAAAAACCAAAAAAAGAATCTCGAAGAAGTTAGGATCAAGATTTAACTTTAGGTATTCGTCATATCCCGCTGGAATTCGAGTTGAGAGAGGGGAACACCCGCATGAGGGATTCACCCGCGCTATGTTCGAATACGCGTACCTTGCAGCCCTCGATCCAACCAACATCCCGGAGGCTTCAGTATGGGCGAGTGCCTTAGGGGTCTCCTATCGAGTAGGAATGCTCATCACCATCGCTAAGGGTGTTGTTATCGGCGCGCCGATTCTGGCACTGATAGATCCTCAAGATAGATGGGAGGGGGGGCTTGATGAATCGGCTCTCTATCAAAGCATTGAGACAGACATAGAAACAGGTTGGGATCTAGGGTGGGCGGCTTCTCCCGCTAATCCTGCTAACATGCCAGACTATACGCATACATTTAGTGACTTGAACTATTCTGGCGGCTACAAGTATTCTGGATTGTATTAGTCCGGTATAGGTAGGTGTGAAGCCCAATGCATATCGAGTCGGTACTGGGAGTTCGTATAGTACGCACATAGAGAACAAGAGTAGATCATTCTCCTTCACCTCGGCCACAAGAACAGAATTGATGGATACCACGATTAAAAACGTAGCATCTATTCTTTGGACAATTCTCCAAACCCTTCATTGTTTCAACCCCTCCCACTTCTCTCGGTTGTGTCTGTCCAGAGTCCTCTTCCAGTCCTTGATGATGTGCGCTGCGGCGGCTGAGCGATTGCCGCTGTGCTG